TAATAGTTAATGTATAAGTAGCATCATTCCAACTTATAGTTGCTACTCTATCTACAAAACCTGTTGGTTCTGTCATTGCTGTAAACATGCCGGGTATTGCAACAGAACCTATTGTAGCCCCTGCAAAAGAAGGACTTGCATCTGTATTCACATCCTGATGAACATTTAGTAAAGAATCGTGGTCAATTTCAGATGGTATCAAACTTAGAATACCACCAGAACCATAATCCAATCCTGCACCAAGAGTTACAGAATCCAGCTTCCTGTTAACATCCGAAGCTACCAAGCTTAGCGGAGTCAAACCATCAACCGGCGCAATTAATGCTATTTTGTGTGTTATTGGCATATTTAACTTCGTTTATAAACTATAATTGCTTGGAGGTAAATATCTTACCTCCTTTTGAAACTAAAGTGTCATAAGTATAGCACCAAGAGTAGCATCATACGTACCACGACTATCATATGCAAGTTTGGCCTGTGCTGCAGTTACTGGATTGGCACCACCAGTATCCAAACCTAAATCTGTCCCCTGAATATGCGCTTTATCACAAGCATCTCGAACTTCTACAGCGGTCGATGAATTCCCAGATGAACCATCATCAACAGTTTCTGCTTTGTCTACGATACCATCGTCATTGGCATCGTATACTGACTTAAGCATATCGCCTTGACCAGCCTCTTCCTCAACCCAGGCCCCAGCCTTAAAGATGTAGAATTTAGCTTCATCTACAACCCATGTTAACCAACCAGCTGCTGGTGTATCAAACTTCCAAGCAGCACCGTCATACCAAGCGATATCCTTAGCAGCACCACCAGACCAACCACCACCATTAGCCGCTACAATGTAACGCTCGCCCTTAACTCCAGCTGGAGCTGTTGTCAAATCCTTATCAAGGACCGGCCTTTGAAAACTAAATGTCTCTTCCACGGGAATACGATACTGAGTTGACATAATAACTCCTTTCTACTATACAGTGGTTAATAAAGCTTTCAAGACTGCGTCATACGTCAATAACGCGCCAGGCAAATTATTCAACAATACTTTCTTATGTGCAGCAGCATTTGCATCCCAGGTTACAACATAATCCGCTGCTCCATCCGGGGTAGCATCAGCAACAAGACCATTTATATTTAGAGCAAGCGTTCTAGTTGCCGATATATCCCCACCGCCGGTCAAACCGGTACCAGCGGATATTGATACCCCAGAATGTGCTATATGTTCGTCTGCTACGAAATTAGTAGTAGCATCATGATCCACATCGGAACTCTGATCAAATAATCCTAATGCCGTATGTGCCGCAAGATTGTGATCTGAAATAGTTGCTAATAGCTGCGTTCCAGTATGACTTGCTCTATCTAAATCCTGGTTTGACATTCCAGCTGTATAATGTAAAGCAACTTCAGAACCAATTGCATGTGCTACTCCCAGCGTATATTCTTGGGCTCTTGTTATAGTATAAACATTTGGCGTAGAATATGATGCTGTAACTATCTCAGTATCCGGATCATCTGCTGGATTTGGAAATGTTTCCATATTCCAAATTACTACTTGGAATGATCCAGCAACTGTTGGTAGAGTATGACCGGCATCCAAAGTCATTGAAGTGGCAGTGGCTGTCAGTAAGTTCTTTAATGCACCACGAGCAAAGTTTTTGCGAAGGTATGCTGCCATTATGGATTCAAATCTATTCGATCACCTGTTACTGTTACCTGTGCACCAACTATAGTAATATTACCACTACCATCCATTTGCAGGTACTTACCAGTCGGATGGGTTAAACGTACTACTTTAGCTTGATCATCTATATATATAACCGTGCCATTTTTTGTTTTTTGAACTTTCCTATAAGGGTAGTTGGTAAGTGCTTCAGAAGGAACCCCCCTAACCCCATCTATTGCCTCAGCGAAGTATACTGGTTGATTAAAATCTCCAGCATCAAAGAAGCACCATACATGCGAGCCTACCTCTGGAACAGCAAAATAGCCATGGCCAGATCCGGAGCCCGTAAATAGTGGCATAGCTGGTACTGCCCAAGGAAGATCATCTTTATCTACACCGTCAAAAATAGTAAAAACATTTAGCTTAACTCTTCCTGTTTTGTTTGGATCGTTGTTATCCAAAACCTGAGCACGGTAAAACCCTGGAAGCTTCAAATCATCTTTTTCGAACTTGATCACTCAGATCTCCTTTACATCGAGTTTTCTAGACAGGGTTCAAATGTTTCTCCTGTAAGGAACCGGTTCAAGATGTTCCTAGACGCGTTGTAATCCGCATCCGTGGTGTAACCACACTCCTTACACAGGAATACCTCACCCACACGGTTCGCTTTGTGAATACTTCCACATTTTGAGCATTGTTGGCTCGTATAGGCTGGGTTTACTTTGTGACATTGGACGCCAACTAGTTCACAAGCTAAAGCCAACCTATTGAGGAAGTATGGATAGGTCCATCTTTGAAGTTTGTTCATCACTTTTCGGGCAATTCTGCCCTTTGATTTATGCTTTACATTCTTCAAGTTTTCAACTACTATTGCTTTCAAATCTGACAGATTAATCTTCTTTACTTCTCTACTAATGTAGTCATTTCTTTCTTGCAGAGCCCTTCTGAATGCCTTGCTACCATGTTTTTTACGAGCTATCTTCTCTATTTTCTGGACTAACTGTTCTCCTACTCTTTGTCCTGTGGACAAAACAGCTAGTTTTCGATAACCACAATCCAATCCTACTATATCTCCCTTTTCTTTCTCAATAAGTGGTTCCTTCTCAAAGAAGACATCTGCAAACAATCTTCCATCATCTGCTATCCGTAAACGAATAGATTTCTTTTGATTCCAATCTTCATATTTCCTATAATGCTTATGTTTTCTGGTAGGAAAAAGTAGAGAAGGATTTCTCTCACCCAAACTACATCCAGTTCCTCTTATCCTTATCCACAGATCAAAAGCATTCTCACCTTCCTGTACTTGTACAAATCTTTGATCAAGATCAAAAGATTTACCACTAAAAGTAGGTTTGGTCTTGTTTTTCTTCTTCCTTTGAGACTTTACAATATGCAGAGCTGTTTGTGCAGCAGATTGTTTAGCTGCGAGTGTTAGTGGACAACTTACTTGATCCAACAACTTCCTTTCTACAAAAGAACCACTAAATCTTTGAATGCTCCACAGTAAATCTATATATTTGTTCACAGCTTCAGTATATCTAGATAGAAAATCTTTTACATGAATAATCTTACCTATATTTCCATAACTAAGATTTACTGTCGATTCTCGTATCATATTAAATCTTTTTTCTAGTTAGACTTTCGAAATTTCTATCCCTACACTCGATAATTTAATCACTTTTTCTAACCTTTGTAGCTTCAGTCAAACTATTTGAAAGTGTTGTATCAATTCCAGCTCGAACGAGCAATAAATTCGTCATAAATGATGGCCCAATAATGTGAACTACTCTTTTGACCATCCAGTAACCAGAGTGTTCATAGACAAACAAATTAGCTCTATCTAGAGCTTCCGAAAATATTACTTTAACCACATCACCTGGAGAGATATTTTCAAGTCCCCAGGTTGACACCCACATCTGGATCAAACCAGTTAACCTGTCAAAGTAGTCATTTCTCATCCTTCCTTTAAAATCAGTAGTAAAGGAGTTACTTCTACCTAAGTAAAGTTTCTTGGTTACACTCTCATTCGTATTATCCTTATCAACGAGGAAAAGTTCTGATAAAGAAGGATAATCCAGAATACTAACAGAAGGATGTACTACTTCTCCACTATCATAATCATAATATGAGTACGATTGACTCAGAGCTCCAAAATCCGCTATAAGTTGTGAGTTGTCAAAGATTCTGTAATCTACTACTGGAGTAAAATCTTCATAATGTTTGTAACCAACAACCAATTTGTGCTGGATTGGAGCCATACTTAGTTCACCAATACTTTTGAAAACAAAAACTTTAACCCCGCGAATGTTCTTGATAAAGCAATAAAAACAGGATTCGTCATTTCTACCAATTAGGTTGTACCTCAACCACCTAAGAAAAGCAAGGTTATTCCAGTTAGGCTGAAGTAAAGTTTTCTCATAATTCAAGGACGCTGAAATCTCCGTTTCTGATATTCCTAACTCCGTAATAGCAAGAGATTCCAAACTATCTTCAATAAGTCCGGTTAGAGCTCTTTTTCTGTATGGACTAATCAAACCATCTACATCTAAAACTCCTTCTATATCATACATTCTCTCAAAGGTAGCTTTCCTTCTTTTTACTCTAAAATTAAACTCATTCAAGTTATCTGGAGAAGTCCCTCTAGATATTCTAATATCTACGGAATTAAGTTCCTTATCATACGGAATTATCTCTCCGAGGTTTCCAGTTGAGTCTTTTAACTTCATCTTGAGAACAGGTAGTATTCTATCACAATCCTGAGTAATAGTTAGCTCTTCTATCATAGAGGGGATTACAGGAACAACTACCCCGCCCATTTTTAAATCCAGAATATAGTTTCCAGCTAGATCCATTACGCTCGCCTTGTTCTCCACTTTCGTTGAAAATCATAAATATCCATCTTGTTCGGAATTTTCAGAATTATTCCAGGTTCTAACTCAATGAGTGGGTTTTCAATTCCGTTTGCCAAAAGAATAATCCACCAGAACCCAACATCACCATAAACCTTATAACTTATCAAAGCAGGATCGGGAATGTCCGAGTCATCAACCCGATAATAACCTGGTTCATATTTCATCTCAAATTCTGAGAGAGAATTCCATAGGAAGTCCAGCTCTTCTATACTATCAACAGTAACCTTGTTGTAAAAAATAGTTTTTTTCATTGTTATTTACTCACTACTCCCGTGGTATACTTGTCGTATGAATCTCTCAAGCTTTCTATCGTCATCATTTCATAAGTTTCAAAGATAACACGAGCTTCTGCCTCAACTGGATCTCCCCCTTGTGCAAACTTTGTTTTATATGATATTGTACTCTCTCTGATTATTACATTGAAAAAGGTTAGAAACCTTCCTATTTCAATCATTATAAAATCACCACTTTTTGTACTATCCGTAATTTCGCTTTCATTCATATCTGGGAATGATTTTCCTCCAGTTAAAACATCGTCAAGAGAGAACGGATTTGGTCCAGGAGGCTTTAATGCGAGTGAAGTAAGAGCTTTCAAGTTTCCTACTATTCCCTGACCTTTAGTATACCCCGCACTCGGGTCCGAGGGTAATGCCATAGATTGAAGCATCCTTCCAGGAAGTACAACTTCTCGATATGGATCTTTAACAGCTTCAAACATCAACTTAAGAGACATAACTATAGGAGTAGAACCTACCCAAATCCTTCTACTTGTAGCTCTTGTTACAAGAGATCTTCTTTCTTCAAACAACAACCCGGTAGCAGCCTGCACAACAACATTTGCTCTAGAAAGCAAATCTACTGGAATAAAAGGATCCCATCTAGACTCAACCTGCATACTAATGTCTTCTTGCAAAGGAGCAACAACAGTACAGTTATTTCTTATACTCGTAATTTTAACCAGATATTCATCCGGAACTTTAGGAGAACCATCAGCACTAATATAACCATATTGAGTAAATCCAAACTTTTTCTCCATTCGCTGCTTTCTGTATTTCCTTACCGGGGTTGGAGTACTCAGTTCTTTTTTAACCTCATTAGAGGCACGCCTAATTAACCCTGTTATTGCAGGAATTGCTGTTATCATTTATTATCTCTCCTCTAATGTCAATCTACCAGAAGTATACTCACTAAGAAGTGCGTCAGCAGAATCAAATGGATCTCCAAGCCCTGGTTCTTTAATAGAAGGTTGAATTCTTCTTGGTCCTATTTGGCCAGACAAATTATCCACAGCCTTTGATAATTTTTCTATTTGTTTATCCATTCCAGAGGAAGCACCTAAAGTGGAGTGTTGAGGGAATAATGCAGGACCCCAAACTCCAGCAGCAGCTCTTGTTAGTCCACGAAGGTCTACCCTTTCAGTTTTTTCGGGTGGAATTACCCACTCTGGAGCTCCCCTTTGAATTCTTTTTACTTCTTCAAGACTTGGAGTAGCAAAAGGATCACGACGCAAGCCTTCTAAAGGTACTTGTAATTCACCTTTTTCTCGTGCTTGCATTTCTCCCATCAAAGGACCAGCAAATTTCATGGATTCTTTTATATCTTTGACTAGTTGAATACGCATTTCAGCAGCATATTTTGTCCACATAGAAGTTGCATCAACCAGTCCTTCGAGAGATTCATATGCTTTTGCCACGCTTTCTGTATACTTTGCATATGCTTTCTCAATAAGCCAAACAGGAATAGCTCCAGCTGCTGCCCCAGCAATAGCTGGTAGTAAAGCTCCAAGGGCCGCTCCTGCAGCCGGTAACCCTAGCCTTTCAGCTATTCCCCCAACCAAGCCTTCTTTTCTTTCTCGTGGTCTGCCTAATTCTTTTATTCTCTGCAGTAGTTCTTTAGTCCACTTTGTACGATAAGCTTCTTTATCAAAAAATAATCTAAAAGCCTCAAAGACAGATCTTCCGCTAATCTCTCGAATTCCTGGAGTTGGAACTCCCAAAGCTCGAAGTTCAGCTCCTCGCCCTAATTCCCCTCCTGGATAACCAGTAGGTCTGAAAGATTCTCCTAATCTCCTTTCCTCTCTCCTTCGAAGCATTCCTCTTCCAAGACCAAAAATATCTCGGAGTGGACCACTCAACATCTCAGCTATAGGATAAAAAGGACCGAGTGCAGCTACTCCTAATCCTTTTCCCAACTCAGCCCCGAGCTCACGTGTTCTAGGCATTCTTCTTGCACGTGGAAGAGCTCCCCTTCTGGCTCTTTTTCTTTCTATCCGTGCTCCGCGGCGGATTGCTTTCTCAGTTATACCTAGCGCTTCGGGGGATACTCCAGTTTCCTCTTCAGTTTGCTCTATCCTTTCCTTTAAATCGCGATCTTCTTCAGCACGTTGTACAAAGAAATCCCTTTGAGCATTCAAAACATCAACGTTAGCAATGATATCCTCTACATCTTCTTTTTGAGGTACCCCGAATGCAATGCTCCTATCTACCAAATGAAGTGTGGATACTACTAATTTCGAAGCGGCCTTAGCTTCCTCCCCAAGTTCTCCTGCTGAATAAGCTTTCTCTAAGTTGCGAAAGAATATCAAGTAATCTCTAGCTAACTTAGCTCTTAGAGCGCGAAAAGCCTGCATACTAGAAAGATCAACACCAAAGATATTCTCTAAAGGATATCTTCTATGTCTTCCTCTTCCAATATCTTCTCTATATCTTTCTTTCCACCAGGGAAGAAACTTGCGCCTTCTCATATACTTCTTTCTCATCCCTTAACTGTTTTAGTAATCTTGAGTAATACCAGTCAAGTAACCTACTATCTGTTTGTTGAATTCCCTCTAGAGTAAAACCGGGAATACGATAGCAGAGATCAAAATTTCTCTCCAAAAGTCTTTGTAAGGGTTTCGCCAGTCGGAAAAATGAAGTCAAGTCGAAAGGGCACTTCAACATCATCCTCCTCCCCGCAGTGTGAACACTTATAAATGTAGTTAAAATCTGGTCCATGATAAAACTTTTCGTGGAAAGCTCGTACCTTTGCCACATCCTTGATTGTTGGACTATTCTCTAAAAGCTTCAACTTCTCAACTATATTATCATCGCTAACTATTGATCGAGCATATCGATAAAGATGCGACTTACCCTGCTTCTGCTGGTATTTCTCAATCTCTATTTCATCTGCTACAGTTAGAAGTCTCAACTTAATCTGCTTGCCACTTGGAAGAGTAACTTCATACGGTTCTTTATAATTGTCCGGAAGTTTAATAACCCCCAAATTCTTCAGATCTACTGAAACTTCGACTTCTTGGAGACAGTTACCACAAACTGTTTTTACCTTAATAACATCCATGTAAGAGTTTATACACTCCCATACAATAAAGTACAACCTATCTCCAAGAGTCAGTTTGAGAGGATCTATTCCTTGAATAACTTTTTTCATAACTTCAAGATAGTTTCTCTCTAAGTTCAGAGGATTTATCTGACTGAGAAGTTCTTCTTCCGAACCTTGATACGCTCTGGCTTTGATGTCTTCTGGTTTGACTTCTGGGTATGTTAGACACTGAGATGGGAGGGTAATTGGTACAAAATTGTCACTCATCTTCCTTCTCCTTCACTAAAAGTGAACTATCATTTTTCAATATCACAACTTTTTATTCTTCTACTATACCAAGCATTCCCTTGGCTTGGTTATACACAGGACTAAGAAGGTTAGTAACTCCTTCCCGAATACTTCCAATAAGACTTGACATTTCTATGTCATCAACTCTAAGACTAAAAGATAATCTTAAAACATCTTCTTCTCCATAAGCTGCTCGAATCTTTGGTATTCTAGATATTGGGAAAGCTCCTTTCAACTTAAACTTAGCTGATTCTATTCCTGTTCTATCGTACAAAACTGCATAAATGTCTCTTCTATACTCTTGTTTTGGGGAATAAAATCCCTCCTCACTTATCATTTTGTTATACCAAGCATGAAAGTAATCAGTAACTGAATTGTCAATCGGGGCCAGGAAAGTAAGAGTAACCACATCAATAGTCTGTATTCCAGCATAGAACCTCTCGAAAGCTCCATGCCTTAGTTTAGCTATCTCAGTTATACTATAATCTCCAAATTCCACGTCCTGGCAATACTGGGAAACAAGAATCCCCACGATCCCCCCAAAATCGTGGGGCATTAGTAACTGCCAGTTAAATGTCCGTTGAAGCATCCATATTTTAGTTGTAAGAAAAGCTCCAACCCCCGATATATCGAAACCAAGTTTCTCTAACATCAGTTGTTAGACTCCCAATAATCATACGAGAATGTAACGTTGTACATTATAACCGCTTCGGTATCATATGCTACTGGAACGTCATCCACAGCTTGAGGATAACACCCTACTAACTTTATTTTGTTAGTAACATTCCCATTACCATCAGTAAGGCGTAAATAGAGATCCTTCTTAATAACTGAGTCTGGTCCCCCTTTACCAGTTCTAGCATCAGTTACAGCCTGCTTCCAGCCAAGGACTGCATCAAATACTTTTCTGTC